TGGAAAGTAATAGGAGCATTAAAACGAATTGACTCTGTTGTCTCTGCCGCAGAACCACCATTTGCATTAATTATTGTTGTAACTGTAATATCAGGTTCATTCAACGTTGGAAACGCTGTAACTAAGTCAAAACTATTAGCGCCATTTGCGGCAACGCCTTGTGTTACAAGATAATCAAGAGATACAATATTATCATTAACTGGCTTTTTACCAATAATACCATCACCAAAGAATATTTGATAGAAGCCACTTGAATTTTCTTGTAAGTGATATACTTGTGTATCAGATACAACATCTTGTAAAGTTGTAAATAGCTGATATGTATCAAATGTTTGTGATTGTTGATTATTCTGAACTCGTACTCTTAACGATGAAGTATCAGCATCAGCATCTGATATTTGGAATTTTTGGTTTTCAATATCATTATCAACACGATATGATAATGAACGTATTGTACCTTCTGCTATTGGAACAGCATCATACGTAAATGTTTTAGTACCTGTTGGATCGTCAAAACGAATTGCAGTTTGAGATTCTAATGATGAAAAAGTATATGATACACCATCAACTGATGTTGTAAACTTAGTACCTCTTTCTAATACCAGTGTTGTTGGCAAGTTAATAGAGTCACTATTTGTTACATCAACTACTAACTTAACTGTTGCTCTTGGTGCCAATACTGATCGAGGTACATATCCAAGTAAACCTGCACGTGATACAACATTACCTCGAATTTGAGCAGAATCGAGGAAGGCTTCGTTTAATGCGAAGTGTGCTAACATTGCATTATAATGTGTATTATATGCAAGTATATCCATAAGAACACTTAATCCGGATCCATCAAAATCGTAATCTTTAAATTGCGATTGTGACTTCATAAAGTTTTTAAGATTATCTTTTATTTGATCAAAATCGAGTTCTGATACATTTAAATTTGAAGCCATAAGTATTTACCTGAGTCGTCTTAAATTAATTTCAACATCTTGTACTGAATCATTTTCTTTTATACTAAAAACGATAACTGCTCTATATGAGTTTTCATTATTAGTTGGTTCAATTACAACATTGATATTTTCTATTCTTGGTTCATGTCTTTCCAATACGTTTTTAATTGCATCTTTTAATGCTAATCGAGTAACTGCATCATTAGGTTCAAATAATAAACTTCTTAAATTTGCACCCATTGTTGGTTGGAAAGGTCTTTCCATAAAATTTGTTAATAATAAAGTTCGTATTGCATTTTTTACAGCCTGCTCTCCAACTAAAGGTATAATATCTTTTTTCTGTGGATGTGGAATCATCTGTAAATTTAAATCAGTATAACGATCAACAGTAGAACTTTGTATATTACCACCACGCGGCAAAACTGATGTATTAGTACTAGTACTAGTATCAGAACTATAAGTAGTAGTAGCTACGCGAGCAGTACCACCCCCACCACCTGATGGAGTAGATGTAGATCCGGATCCTGTTGAAGTGTAAGTATATGCCATACCTTTATTTATACCTCTTTAGCTTTACTTTTGTGCTTCGTATCTACTTAACAATTCAGCAACTGTTTCACTATCACTAGTTTCTGAATCATTTATATAACCTAATGCTGCAATTAAATTTTGATTAGCACCATTTGGTTGTAACAAAAACATTGCTTGATACGCATTATCAACTTCTTCTTCTGTTACAGAAGTTGGATCATCTAACCATTTTTTTACTATTTCATAACTCATGAGGAAAACTCCACAAAAGGATCATATACTTGAAAGCCACCAGTAAATTCACCAGCAGCCGCTTTAAGGTAAGAAGTATTTTCTGCAAAAAATAAACTAATAGACATTTTTCGGTTTGTTCCTGACAGAGGAGTAAATGTGTATTCTACCTTTTTAAAATCTTCATAATCATCTTGGTCTAACATTGCATGTTCAGTAACATATGTTTGAGTTGGAGTATAAAATCTATGATATGAATGACCATCAAATACTTTCAATCCATTCCAATTATAACTAGCCTGATCGCCAGTTAACGTTCCAGTTGGTAAATTAAATGTTGCATTAGTATGTCTTATACCAAAATAATTAACATATCGCAAATTAACACCCGACGTAGGCATATGATCTTGTGCACAATATATTCCAGCAAAATTTAAAGGCCTTAGTTTATCATCTGCAGCAATTTTAATTTGTGCACCAAATTTTACTGATGTAGCACTATTAGGTATATTAATATGTTGCTGCCATTCTGTTACTCTAGACCAACAATCCGTCGAAGTCATCGATGTGTTTGAATCAATACTGCTTAAAGTTGTATTACTTACAATTCTACTTTCATGAGTATCAGTAAAAATTCCCGTAGTACCATCGCCTCTATCTGCATTATCATTATATACAGATCCAGTAGACCATAAATTTTCAGAACCATATATTTTTATAATCCTTGGTTGACTTCCTTCATTAAATTCTATAAGTCTATTAGGAGCTTCTAAATGTAAAAATTGATTACCTATGTACGATGAATATCCTTGATTAAAAAGAGGAGAATAATGCACCCAACCAGCGATACCACAATGTATACCATCAGCAGAAAATGTACCAGTACTGGTTTTTATACCATTCCAAGAAGTCCACACTGGATAATTATCACGATGATATTCTGGGTTATATAAATAATTTCCCGTCTCAATTGATCGAGCTAAATAAGTACCATCTGCTGCCGCAACTACACTTGCCATATCTAGATATCCACAATTCCTGTTCCATATATTACGAAGTTAGGACCGTTACTAGCTCCTCCATTTGCACCACTTCCTACACAAACAATATCTACGATACCGCCTTTAAGTATTTTCCAATCAGTTTGTTTTGCTGCAGTAGTGATTGCATCCATTACATGCACAAATTGACTGTCTGCATCAAGAGTAATATCACCTCCAGATGCATTTATAATTGTCCAAGATTTTGTTACATCATCCGCGGTTGGTTGAAATAATGCATAAGTTCTAGCGCTGGAAGATATTTTTATTATTCTTTGGCCAGATAAAGCTTTAAATTGTACAGCTGACAAATCCGAATCATTTACTGTATGTGAAACAGCAGCAGCACCTCCGCTTTGATCTACAAAGCTAAGTTGACCACTACCATTCGTAGCTAAGACTTGATTAGCAGAACCATCAGTTGAAGGAAACTGATAAGACCCATCACCACCTAAATGAGTAAAATTATTATCCATCTCATTATATGTTAGTGCACTACCTTTGCTCGATCTTTTAGTTAAACTCATTGTAATTCTCCATTTTCTCCATAATATTTTCCAACATATGAAGTCGTTGTTCCTGGGTTATCTGCTATATAATCTTCAGAAACATAATTAAATAAATCTTCTTCTTCCTTTGTTAATTTTTCAGTAAACACATAACATGCTAATATATCTATTTGCTTTGCTGCTTCTTTAGTTGTCTTTTCAGTTTGCTTAGTTGTTTTTTGTGTTTCTTTAGTATTCTTAGTAGCTCTATCAGAAACTTTTAACGATTCATCTCGACTACCGTCATTAATTTTATTATTAAGATCAGTTATCTCAGCATCAAGAACGACTATTTCTTTATCTAGTGTTTCGATTTCTCTAGTCTTAGTACCAATAGAAGCAAGTAGTGCAGCATAATTTGGTTTAGCCATTTATCACCCCGCAATTACATTTCCTGAGCCTTCAGCCGAAGCATTCGGAACCCAGCTACCATGACCACTTGTTGAATCACCAATACGATGAACGCCTTTACCATTTACTTTAACTGTACTACTTTTACCTACTGCTGTATCTCCACAACCAGTAGAATCTCCTTGTCTTACTGCAGCCTTTCCATTTACAAATACATTAGGAGAACCAGATGCATAAGAAGTCTTATGAAACGGGTTGGGGGTGGGACTTGCATGTCCCTGATGTTTATCTCCTACTCTTGTAATTCCTGGCATAATATTTCCTAGTTTAGATTAATTGTTCCAGCATCCATATCGATTTCGCTACCACCATTAATATCCATTGATGATGCAGTTGTTTTTTGACTACCACTATAATCTTCAGTAACATTACCGCCAACAGTCTCATTAACATTACCGCCGACGTCTTCTACTACATTACCACCAATCGTTTCGTTTTTATTACCTGATTTACCGTTATTTTGTACAACATCGCCATTAGGATGTATCTCTACGAATGTACCAGAGCGATGTCTTACATTAATTCTTTCAGCACCCGGCGTATCATCTATTTCAATAATATGACCAGATGTTGTTTGTGTTACTTTATTATTTGGATAGACTGCTGCATATTTTGTTGCAGGTTCTTCAGTTACAGTATCAAGTTCTCGTGTAATGGTATTCGTACCACGTGCTAACAGGTTAGTATCTACGTAAGTTGATTCTAAATCTTTACCATCGGTATCTTGTTGAAATTTTGGATATGTGCCAGAAGAATCAGAAAAACCAACTTCAGTCTTTGGTTTCTCTTCATATGTTGATCCGACTGTTCCCATAATAATCGGGTCTTGTGCACTAGGACCATCACGAAAAAATCCGACTACCCATGAGCCATTTACTAATCCGTGAGTGGTTGTACCAATACCAGATATATTTGCAGAGTTTGTAGGACCCATCACTGTTGCCCAAGGTAATGCGTCTGTTTTAATATCAACTAAACTTTCAGTATGATAACCAAATGCTCTTGCACGAACTCGACCTAGCTTTTCAGGATCATTAATATCTTCTACGACACCCGTAAACCAACAAAAATTTCCGCCTTTAAATGCATCACTATCTCTATTCATAACTAACG